CACCGAGAATGACCCGCTGGCGCGTTTCCTGCGTCTCTGCACTGTCCCCGACGCCGAATCGACCGCGCGATCTTCAAAGCTTCACGAACTGTTCGTGGCGTGGTGCCGCGTTGCCGACGAGGTCGAGTGGAAGCAGAAGGGATTCAGCAACGCGATGCTCGCCAAGGGCTATCAGAAGAAGGCCAGCGACGGGATGCACTGGCTCGGCATGCGCATGATCCGGGAGCCAAGCGATTTCATCGACGAGCATGGCCGCGCCAAGGCGTTCAGCCTGCCCGATGATGACGATGCTGCGTCTCCCCGCACCCCTGACCCCGCTGCGGACGAAGGTCTCGAGCGATGGGATGACCCCGATTATGGCCTTGAGCCGCCATGATCCTTCCGTCTGGAAGGATGGTGGAAGGGTGATCGGAAGGGAGAAATCGCGGTTTTCTGCGGATCTGGAAGGATCGGAAGGGTTTTGCGCGCGCCCACATGTGCGTGAATGGCGGCACGGGGCGCGCGGGGTTGAATGTTCGTCTCATGTGAAAGGTAACAAAAACCCTTCCGATCCTTCCAACCCTTCCAAATGAAAGATCAAGTGGTTGATTTAAGGGGATAGAAATGGACGATGTTCAATTGCCAAGCTTCCACGAAGCTTCCGACACCCTTCCGGGGGAAGAAACGACGTTCGAGGCGGTCGAGGATCGACTGATCGAGGCGATGGGCGTGCTACTGCGCTCCAGCGACCGCGAGTTGGGCTGGCTGCATGTCGGGTCGATGTCGCTCTGGCGGCAGACCAAGAGCGACATGACCGAGGCGGCGGCCGATGATCGGCCGATCGTGACCTGCGCGCTTACCAGGGCGGAGGTGGAGCGCGCCGACGAGGCGATGGGATGGGTGTTGCGGACAGTGCCGTCCGGCGACACCCGCAGGATCCTCGGGCTGGCCCTTACCCGGCAGGTGACTCGCGGCAAGGAGCGGACATTGTGGCCTTGGGTGTGGTCTGCGATGGGCGGAAAGGGCTCAGGATGGACCACTGACGGGCTCCGCAAGCGCTATGACAGGGCCATCGGCTCGATATGTGCTCGAATTAGTCGTTGAGTGTCAGCTATATAACAGGAAAAACACTTTCTGATGCCCGAGTGCAAATAAAGTATGTCCGTTTGGATAGGGTTTTGGGCTTATAGATCGATATGCTGAGGCATTCGCTTGCCGATGCATCCTCTCCTATCAAACTGCCGCGCCCCGCTCGCCATGTGCCTGCGGGGCGCGGCGCTTTTGGGCTACGTCGATGGGCAAGCTCGCCCGATTGCCCTCTCGTCTGGCGGCACTGCCGTCGAGGCTGGCAGCGGCGCCCGACGATCAGAAGGAGCGGCAGCGCTATCGCGACGCGCAGCCATGGCGGGCTTGGTATAAGACCGCCCGATGGCAGGCGCTGCGATGGTCGGTGCTGGTGCGGGACGTGTTCACGTGCCAGCGCTGCAAGCGCGTGGAAGCGGATACGTCGCAGCTGGTCGCTGACCATCGCAAGGCGCACCGCGGCGACGAGCGGCTGTTCTGGGACATCGGGAACCTGTGGACGCTGTGCAAGCGCTGTCACGACAGCTGGAAGCAGAGGCAGGAGCGCGGCAGCGGTATGGCGGGCCACAACGGCGGTCCACCGCTCGATCGATAGGGGGGGGGGGCGGGTCGAAAGTCTGGAGGGCCGCCCCGGCCTAGACCGCATACCGTCCCATTTGCAGATTTTTTTCTTGGGTGATGAATGTTCGACCTGTTCGGCGATCCGATCCCGGAAGGGCATAGCGGGCGCGGGAGGCCGCCGCATGTCGTCACTGACGAAAAACGCTTTAAAGTCATGCTGTTGCTGGCCCTCGAAAAGACCGAGGACGAGGTTGCGGCGGCGATCGGGATCACGGCGAAGACCTTGCGCAAGCATTATTCCCGCCTGCTGAAGGTGAGGGACGAAGCCCGGCTTCGGCTCGACGGAGAAATTTTCGCGGCGCTGGCGACCAAGGCCGCGACCGGCGACACCGGCGCGATCAAGGAGTTGAACCGGATGATCGAGCGCCACGACCATGCGCGCCTGGCGAAGTCGATCAGCAAACGCGGCAGTGAGCCGAAGGCCCCGCCGATGGGCAAGAAGGAGGCGGCGAAGCACGCGGCCGGCCAAATGCAGGGGCGGTTCGGCCGGCGCGAGCCTCCGCCCGGCATGTTGCAGTAACCGGCCATGACGTGGACCACGGCGTGTCCGGACTGGCGCGACAGGATCGTCGCCAGGGAAAGCCTGATGCCTTGCGAGCCGATCTTCGCGGACAAGGCGGCCGATGCTCTGAACGTGTTCCGGTCGCTGCAGATGACCGACCTGCCGATGAAGCGGGACGGCACCTGGCCGACCATGGGCGAGGTCTGCGAACCGTTCGTGTTCGACTTGGTCGCCGCGCTGTTCGGTGCGCAGGATCCGGTATCGGGCGAAAGCATGATCAAGGAGGCCATGCTCCTGATCAGCAAGAAGAATGGCAAGTCGACGATCGCCGCTGGCATCATGCTGACGGCGCTGATCCTCAACTGGCGGCACGAAGCGGAACTGCTCGTGCTCGCACCGACGATGGAGATCGCGAACAACAGCTTCGGGCCTGCCGCGAGCATGGTCAGGGCCGACAAGGAATTGTCGACGATCCTCAAGCCGATCGACCATCAGCGGACGATCAAGCATCTCGACACCGGCGCCGAGTTGAAGATCGTCGCGGCCGATGCCGGCGTTGTCGGCGGCAAGAAGGCAGGCTTCGTCCTGATCGACGAGCTATGGCTGTTCGGCAAGAAAGCCGGCGCGGATGCGATGTTCGAGGAAGCGACGGGCGGTCAGGCAGCGAGACCCGAAGGCTGGACGCTCTACCTGACGACGCATTCGGATGAAGCACCGGCCGGCGTGTTCAGGACGAAGCTCAACTATTTCCGGGGGGTGCGCGACGGCGAGATCGACGATCCGACCACGCTGCCGATATTGTACGAGTGGCCCGAAGATCTGGTCGAGGCGGAAGCGTATCGCGACCCGGAGATGTTCTATGTGACGAACCCGAATATCGGGAAGTCCCCGACGGTCAAGTTCATCCAGCGGAAGATCGACCAGGCTGAGCAGGGACTCGGCGAAGACGGCGACACGACCTTGCAGATCGTGCTGGCCAAATATCTGAACGTCGAAATCGGCATGCGGCTGAGCCGCTACAGGTGGCGGGGCACCGATCATTGGGAGCGGGCGCGCGATCCAGAGATCGTCTCGCTCGAAGATCTGATGAACCGCGCGGAGGTCTGCACGGTCGGCATCGACGGCGGCGGCCTCGATGACTTGCTCGGCGCGAATGTGATCGGCCGGTGCGCGGAGACCAAGCGCTGGATGACATGGGGGAAAGCGTGGTGCCATCCGTCGGTGCTGCTGCTTCGCAAGGAAATCGCGCCGAAGCTTCGGGAGTTCATGGCCCAGGGTGATCTCGTGCTGTGCGAGGAGCCGGATCAGGATCTCCGCGAGGTCGCGGATCTGATCGTCATGCTGCTCGAAGCCGGGCTGCTGCCCGAGGAATATGGCGTTGGTGTCGATCCGGCGGGCATCACCGCGCTGGTCGACGAAGTGCAGAGCCGGCCTGGCGTCGGTGACAAGCTGATGGTGCCGGTGACACAGGGCTTTCGTCTCTCGTCTGACGTGTGGGGCGCCGAGCGTCGGCTCGGCAACGGAACGCTGATCCATTGCGGCCAGGAGCTGCTGACGTGGTGCGTCGGCAACTGCAAGGCCGAGCAGCGGGGCAATGCTGTGATCATCACCAAGGAGACAGCCGGCAAGGCGAAGATCGATCCGGTGATCGCGATGTTCAACGCGCACCATCTGATGGCGCGAAACCCGACCGCAATCGGGTCGAGGAAATCATTTTGGGAAGCCGCATGATGAAAGCGCTCGCAGTTCGCATCCGCGCCGTTGCGCCGGCCGTCGCGCGCGATGCGGCCGGAATCGGCGGCTGCGCGATGGTCGCGGTCGGTACGGGCATGATCTATGTGCCGGCCGGCGTCATCGTCGGTGGTCTGATGCTGGTGGCGCTCGCGCTGCTGAGCGGGCGAGCCGCGGCGTGAAGGGCCTGTTCGGCAGTCTCGGCCTCGCGCTGAAAGAGGCCAGGCCGCTCGACATGCTGCCGGGTTTCCTGATGGGGCCCGACAGCAAGTCGGGCTTGAGCGTCAACTGGTCGACGGCCCTGCAGGTCTCCGCGGTGCTCGCCGTGATCAAGGTCGTGGCGGAAGGGATCGCGCAGAGCCCGTGCAAGCTGCGCAAGCCGAAGCGGGGCGGCGGATCGGAGGACGCCCGCGAGCATGATCTGTTCTGGCTGCTCTACCGCAGGCCCAATGGGTGGCAGACGGCGTTCGAATTCTGGGAGACGCTCGTCGCGCACCTCATGCTCGTCACCAACGCTTTCGTGTTCATCAGTCGGGCAACAGGCGGCAGGATCCTCGAACTGATACCGCTCGATCCCGGCAAGGTGACGGTCAGCCGCCTGGCGGACCTGACGCTGGTCTATGAAGTTCACGATGCTCAGGGCGGTGCGCGGAACATCCCGGCCAAGGACGTCTGGCATATTCGGGGGCTGAGCTGGAATGGCTGGATGGGCATGGAGTGGGTCCGGCTCGCCCGCGAGGCGATCGGTCTCTCGCTTGTGCTCGAACAAAGCCATGCCGAGCAGCACAAGAACGGGGTGTCGCCGAGCGGGGTCTATTCGGTCGAGGGTCCTCTGACCGACGATCAGCACAAGATGCTGACGAAGTGGCTGAAAGAATTCGCGACCGCCGACCGCGGTACGCCGATGGTGCTCGATCGCGGCGCGAAATGGCTATCACAGCAGATGACGGGCGTCGATGCCGAGCATCTCGCGACCCGCCGCTACCAGGTCGAGGAGGTCTGCCGCGCGGCCCGCGTCATGCCGATCATGGCGGGCGTGCCGGGGGCGGCGGGGGCCTATGACAATGGCGAGCAGATGTTCATCGCCCATGTCACGCACACGTTGCTGCCCTGGGGGGTGCGGCTCGAGCAGTCGGCGGAGGTCAATCTCCTGACCGACGAGGAGCTTCGCGCGGGCTGGCAGGTAAAGTTCTATTTCACCGCCATGATGCGGGGCGATTACAAATCGCGGCAGGAAGGCCTCCAGATCCAGCGCCGCAACGGCGTGATCAACGCCGACGAGTGGCGCGAGCTGGAGGATATGAACCCGCGCGGTGACCTGGGCGGGCCTCAGTACATCGTCGAATCGAATATGGCGCTGCAGGACGGACGGGATCTCCCGCCACCGTCCAAGGCACTCTCGACCAAAGCGGAGTAGGTGATGGACCGTCTTGCATTCGACTGCGAGGTCAAGCTCGCTGGCGACGATGCCGCGACCGGCACCGTCGATGGCTATGGATCGGTGTTCGGTCTGCTCGATCGCGGCGGCGATATCGTCCTGCCCGGCGCATTCAAGACGTCGATCGCCGACTGGAAGCGCAAGAAAGCGATGCCGCCGATGCTGTGGCAGCACGATCCGCGCATGCCGGTCGGCGTGTGGACCGATATCGCCGAGGATGAGAAAGGTCTGCGGCTCAAGGGCCAGCTGGTCATGGACGTGCCCCAGGCGGCGGCGGCACGCGCGCTGATCGCCGCGGGAGCGGTCAAGGGCCTCTCGATCGGCTATCGCACCGTCAAAGACGAAATCGATCGCACCACCGGCGCTCGATCGCTCAAGCAGGTCGACCTGTGGGAGGTGTCGCTGGTGACCTTCCCGATGCTGCCGGAAGCCCAGATCACCGGGATCAAACAGGATATCGACCCGCGCGAGCTGGAGCGCGCGCTGCGGTCGGAACTGAATTTGTCGAGCGCGGACGCCGTGAAGGCCGTCGCGATCGTCAAGAAGCATCTCCGTGACGGAGGTGATGGCGAGCCCCGGTCCCGTGAGGGGGTAACCGATGTGCTCATGTCCCTGCGCAAAGCGGCCTCGGCCCTGCGCTAATCGGAGAGTTATCATGTTCATCGGACGTCAGGGCGCGTTCCTCGCGGGCGCGTCTCCCATTGCGCTTGCCGCGGCCCCGGAAACCAAGGACGACAATCTCACCGTAGAGGTGAAGAAGGCCGTCGAAGATCTCGGCAAGCTGTTCGAGGACTTCAAGTCCAAGAATGACGAGCGGCTCAAGCAGGCCGAGAAGAAGGGCGAGGACGCCGTCACCAAGGACGAGGTCGAGAAGCTCAACAAGGCGATCGACGACGGCCAGGCCGAGCTCAAGAAGCGTCTCGACGAGATGGAGACCAAGGCCAATCGCCTCGCGCTGAGCGGGGGCGATGCGGCG